TCACCTTTCACAATCCTGGGATGTGTCCACAATGTGTCCACTCATCCCTGCCAGAGGGTTGAGATTCACCACATCGGCTAGATGTCCAGGACTGAAGTGTGCGTACTTCTGCGTCATGGCTAACGTGGCATGGCCAAGCACCCGCTGCAGAGTCAGGATGTCCCCACCATTTCGCATGTAGTGGCTTGCAAAGGTGTGCCGCAGTACATGCGTCAGCTGGCCATCGGGCAGATCGAGCTGCAGCTGGTGGACCACTTTTCGAAAGATGTTGTAGCCAGGTCGGAACGGCAGCGCAGCTTGCAGGCGTTTCTCGAAATCAGCGGTGATCGGAACTGACCTGTTCTTGCTCGACTTTGTTTTAAGGTACTGAATCAAGCCATTGCGGACCTGTCGCGGCAGCAAGCCTTCAGCCTCTCCCCAGCGCGCTCCTGTGGATAAGCAGACCTCTGCGATCAAGCCAGCGTCGGAATCTTCAGCTGCCAGCGCGTCAAGCAGGGGGCGGATCTGGTCTGCCTCAAGGTATGCCATCTCTGCTTCATCAAACTTCAACTTGCGCACCGTCGCCAGCGGATTTTCGCCTGACCACTCCCCCAGCCTGGCCAGCTCATTGAACACAGCTCGCATGTACGCCAGCTCATGGTTCAGCATGTTCGCGCTGATAGGCTTCCCTTTGCCCTCGGCTTTGCTGAAACCACGGCCAGGTTTCGTCCTGGTGTGCCTGCCCTCGGCCCGTTCGGCGCGGTAAGTGGCAAAGTGTGATGAGTTGAAACTGTGTGCCTTTGGATCCCCCATCCGCTCGGCCATGGCCAGGAGCAACTTCAGGCGCTCATCACCCGTTTTCAAGTTCTGGCCGTGCAGCTTGTGCCAGAGCTTCACCAGATCGGACAGCAACCGATCGTCCCGCTTGGATGGTGCCTCGAACGCTCCCCGCGACCCGTCACCCATCACCCGTCGCTCCAGGTGCATGGCTTCGTTCTTCGAATGGACCCGTTTGCGGAAGCGAGGGCCATCGCGCCCTTCTGGGCGGCAGTCGACCAACCAGACGCCAGACGGCAGTTTCTTGATGGCCATAGCCTATTCCGGACTCACCTGGCCGACCTCAGCTGCTGTTCTACCAGTTGTCAGCCAGAGCGCGTACTTCGTGAAGCGTGGGTGATTGGCCACAGTCAGGAACGGCGCCAACGCCACCTCTGTTATCCCCGCCTCATATTTCTTCCAGGTGCTCAGGCTGAAGCCAAGCAGCTGGCAGAACTCACCCTGCGTTAGTCCTTCCTTGTACCGAATCGCTTTCATCTTTGCCGGCATGTCCATGTGCTGCTCCTCTCTTGACAGGTTCCAATATTGGAACCATCATTGGTTCCAGATATGGAACTTTGGTCCCCAATATTCGCGAGAGGTTAACAGAATGCAGATCGTCATCGACACGCCCTACGTCACCGTAGGCGAGTACGCGAAGCGCTCCGGGCAATCGGATACGGCCATCCGCCGAGAGATCGAGCTGGGTCGCTACATCATCCGACCGAAGGTTGAGGGATCTAAATCGGCGGTCCTTATCAATCTGGTTCATCTGGCTTTGGAAGCAGCAGAGCAAGCAGAGCGTGTTCGCAAGGACAAGCGGTAAGGGACTGAAATGAACGCACGGATCACACCGGAACACTTCGACCGGATCTACCTTGAGGACGTCATTCCCGCCCTGGAGCGCGACCCGGAGCTGGGCTTCCAAGCCAAGGACGAGACGAAGGAATACCTGAACAAGGGCGTATGCCCGAGTTGCGGTAAGCGTTCTGTGTTCGTCAAGAAAGAGAAGCCATACCAACTCAAGTGCAACAGGCTGAACAACTGCGGCTATGAGGAACGCACCCGCGACCGCTACCAGCACCTGTTCGAAAACCTGAGTGAGCGCTTTCCTTCGACCCCGGAGAACCCGACCGCAACCGCTGACGCTTACTTGAGCCGAGCCCGCGGCTTCGACATCAGCAAGCTGCAGGGCTGGTACACCCAAGGGCGTCGCCAGATGAAACCATCCGGGGAGTGGGCTGACACTGTCCGTTTCCCGCTCTGCGACGGCTATTGGGAGCGCATTATCGATGCGCGAGCCATCGCGGGTAACGAGAACCAGAAGGCCGGGATTAAGGCCGGTATGAAGTACACAAACTCTGGGTGGACACCGCCTGGGCAGACGATCGAGAAGCACGATCGGGTCTATATCGTTGAAGGCATTTTCCACGCTATCGCTCTCCACCTGGCCGGGTTCAAGGCAATCGCCGCCATCAGCTGCGTGAACTTCCCCTGGGACATCGTCGAGGCTAACGAGGGCAAGATGGTCACTTGGGTAGTCGCCCTTGACGATGACAAGGCAGGCCGGACCTACATTCGCAAACACCTCAAGCAACTGCGCTCGATGAAAGAGATCGGGTGGGTCGCCCTGGCCGGCGAGCTGGACTGGGACGACGTCTACCGTGACGGCAAACTTGACCAGGTCTTCATCGATGATGCCTGCTACCGGGGTCGCCTGTTCACTGCCGAGAGCGCGCGCAAACTGGCGTACCTGGTCTACCTGCGCAGGCCTGCCGGCTTCTACCTGGTCGAGTTCAACAACCAGTTGTTCTCTGTTCGGGTCAACCAGGCCGAGCTGACCAAGGCCCTGGACGACCAGAAGCTGGAAGGCAACCGCGACATCTTCTACGGCGCGTCACGGGTGGAGCAGGTATCCAACTGCGTGCCGGATCTCGACTACCTGGAAAAGGACGTCATCACCGGCGAGCAGCGCTATCACTTCAGCTTTGCCTTCCCTGACGAAAGCCGCAACTGCCAAGCCGCACTTTCCTCGGGATCGATCGCTGATCCCCGTGGCTTCGTCAAAGGCATGCTGGACTTCACACCTGGCGGTAACTTCGAAGGTGGGGCACGCGAACTGGCCTGGCTCAAAGCCAAATGGCTGAATGACGAGTACCGACCTGTTCGCACCGTGCGTAGCCTGCCATTCCTTGGATACGACGAAGAGACAGGCACCTACTGCTTCCCGGAGTTTGGTTTCCAGGGTGGCCGCGAGCTGCAGGTGAACAGCCACGGCTTCATCGAAGTGAAAGGACGAGGGATCAAGACGGCGCTGGCCACCGTCAAGTTCGAACGCGGCGAAGAGTTCGACCCGTCCTGGTTCAGCGACTTTGTGGACGTCACCGGCATGAATGGCCTTGGCGCGCTGGCCTGGTGGACCGCCTCCCTATTCGTGCAGCAGATCGCAAGTCAGCAGGCATCGTTCGGCTTCCTGGAGCTGAGCGGTGAACCAGGTTCTGGCAAATCCATGTTGCTTCGCCTGCTCTGGCGCCTGCTGGGTCGAGAAAATACTGAAGGCATCAAGCCAAGCGGCTCAGGGGCAAGTGCAGTCGGCCTGCTCCGGTCATTCGCTGAGGTCAGCAACCTGCCGCTGGTACTGATCGAGTCCGATCGGACCTACATCGATGCCCAAGGGCGCACGGTCACCATTCAGTTCACCTGGGATGACGTAAAACCGATGTTCGACTACCACGCCCAGCTGCGCGTTACGGGCGCAAAGACGACCGGCAACGAGAAGCGTGTAGACCTCTGGCGGGGCGCGCTGGCCATCGCACAGAACGCGAGCGTAACCGGTGACGAGGCGACACTGTCCCGGATCGTCCATTTCCACTTTACGAAGGATGGCCACAGCCTCGCACTGAAACCGAAGGCCGAACGCCTCAAAGCCCTGCGAGCCAAGCAGCTGGGCGGCTACCTACGCCGCTGCCTGTCCAATGAGAAGGTGTGGCTGGACCGCTACTTCGAAGCCTTTCCACGCTACGAGAGCAAGCTGATGGAAAACCCGGCCATCACCGAAATGCGGATCTACCAGTCCCACGCCCAGGTGCTGGCCGCGGCCTATGCCACAAAGATGTTCTTCCCTGACTGGAACAGCCACCACCTGGATCAGCTCGCAGCCCATGTCGAGTCCCGCGCTGTCGATCGGCAGCAGCGTTGCAAGTCGGAAGACCCTACGGCCGCGAAGTTCTGGCAGATCTATCACTACCTCAACGAAGACGTGGTGACAACGATCGATGGCGATGGCGAGCGTGAGGAAATCCGGGAGACGCTGAACCACAGCATCGACAAAGAACTGATCGCCATCAACATCGAGCACTTCCAGCAGCGCTGCAGGATGGCCGGTCAGGAGGTCATCCCCGACGTCCAACTGCGGCGCGCGCTCTACAGCAGCACCACGCACAAGTTCATCGAGATCCGCAAAGCACGTTCGCGCATCGAGAAACGGTCCCTGAACCTCTGGTTCTTCAGCAAACGTGGAGGGGCTTAAAACGTATGGGGTCAACCTGGGCTGGGGATAAGTCATAGGGGATAGGCGATTTGTGCGAAGTCCCCTGTTTTATCCGGAACATCCGGAACATTAGTAAATAGATAAGAAAAATCTCAATAAATACAGGTAGTTGAGATAGACAAACGTGTTCCGGTGGTACCAGAACTTACCAGAACAGACCAGAACAAAATCCGTTCCACCATGTTCCGGCAATGTTCCACCCATGACTTTTCACAGGAACATGGCTGGAGGCCGCGAAATACGTGGCCTCCAGCCACTTTCAAAGAGAACTCTGTTCCGGAATGTTCCGGTACCACCAGAACATTCTGGCAAGGCTGGAGGCCTTGTGTTTCGGGGGCTCCAGATTTTTTCTCCGACAATGTTCCGGATGTTCCGGACCAAAGAGGGGACTACGCATGTTTCAACAGGCACATGCCATTTGAGGGAGGTAACCAAGGAGTGAATGTTTTCTACACCGTCGATGGGCAGACCGGCTCAATGCTGATACCAGCGACGTATTTGTTAGTCGCTCAACCGGAGGACCTTGCCGAGCTAGTGACAAGCGACTTCTGGCGCAACCACCAGACCCCGCCCGAGTGCTGCGTAGTGCACCTGTACAGCGTGGACAACACGGACTTGGGGACATTTGAAGTTCGAAGCGTGACGCGCCCGGTATTCACGGCCAAGGCCATGGACTAGGGCTGAAAGGACGGTGCCAAGGAGTTGCAGCCCCCTGGCACCAACCACTACCCGGAGGAAAGGCATATGCAAGCACCCATCCCAAGCAGCAGCGGTTCGAAGGCTACCACAACGCCTCGCCACCTGCAGGCTATCGCCATCGTCGGCGCGGCCTTGATTGGCTTTCTGGTTACCAAGAAACCAGAAGCCCGAACACAACTGGAAAGCGTGACCGACATGGCGTACCGCCAGGGCGAGCTAACCGTCCAAGACGCCGCCATTGTCCGCCAGCTCTTGGCTCAACACCCACGCACCGAATTCAATTGAGGGAAAGACCATGCAGCAGCAGTACACCACTACCAACTCCCGAACCGCTGACAAATTCGTAGTCCGCTTGCCAGACGGGCTGCGTGATGACATAGCCGTGCTGGCGGAAAGCAATGACCGCAGCATGAACTCGGAAATCATCAATCGGCTCAAGCGCACAATCACCCAGGACCAGCTGAACGAGGAGCAAACCAAGTTGATCGGCATGTTGCTGCAGCGGATCGATGAACTTGAGGCGAAGCTACAGCAACAGGCGGAGGCCGCATGATGTTGATCGATGGACGCCTGGTGGCTCTCTGCGAACAGCATGTGAAATGCGCTCGACAGCAGCTTGGCCTATCCATGGATTTCTTTTTGGTCGAGGCTACGCAGCAGCTATACCACCAAACTGGCAATGGGCTAGCAATCATTCCATTGCCCGCTGACACCTTTGTAATGGCATTTGAGAACGCCAACGGGGACCGCAAATATGGCGCCGTCAAATTGAATGCAGTCTAGAAACCACCGACAACTTCAATAAAAGCTATGGGCGCCTCGGCGCCCATATGCGTTCAAATTCAACACCAAAGCAAACATAAGGCTTTTCTTAGATACAAATGAGATATCAATTTCATATCCATTAGATATCCATTTCAGTGCCAAAAGAAAGCCTCAAGAACTAACTGGCATATTTCATACAAAAATTCAAGCCAACAAAAATCTTGACGCAACGAGTTACGGAACACAAACTATTGGCCATGTGCCATCAAGCAAAACGGAGTTAAGCCATGACACAACCAGCGCCCTGCCTCACCCAGTTGGCTGACGACCTTGAGAACCACGGAAACTTACTGGCGCTTTTAACCGAACTTCCCTCACTACAACTTTCGGAGCGTGGACGGGTAGGCCTAAGTCAGTTTTCCTTGATAATTCTTAAGGACTTTCAAAGGATAGAAGTTAATTTCAAAAACTATCGAGCATCAATAGCGCCTAGCAACTGAAATATTTCTTGCTGTCTTGCCCTGGGTAACGCTCGCAGTTGATCGAAAACCAAACGGTCCATCATCTGTTCAGAAGGCGTCAGGGTATGTGAGAAAGTCAGATGCGCAACCCAGCGGTGACCACAATCTAAGCAAGTGCAATACAGGGAAGAAAACTCACGCGAGATATCATTACGAGATGAAATCCGCCCCTTCCCATTACACTCCTTGCAATAAACTCGCATATCCTCTCCCAGGGCTCCATTACCGGAACTATTCTGACATAAGTTGAGCCGCTACGCCTCACTCCAGTTTGCTCAGGATCCAATTGGGGCTGGTTCCCGCCAGCTAAACTTGCGATCGTCCCGCAGCGCTTCATTCGCCTGGTTAAACAACTGACAGATCGGCAGAATTTCGTTGCTGGTATATACCCTATCGATCTTTTCGATGTCCCCGAACCCTCCGCTGTTCTCCGGGATGATGCCTGCCAGTGCCGGGTTCATACGCCATGCGGCGATGATGTCGTTCCTGGTGATGTTCTTTACTTTCTCCAGTTCATCCTTCGCCTGGAAGTCGCCCACCGGGATGATCTTGATCGCGTTCTCATGTCCGCCCGGGATGTTCACGAACATCGAGCGGAAGTTACCCACACCTTTACTTGCGCTTATCTGCGAGCGCAGGTTGTCCTCGTCCTCCTCGGACAAATTCGGGTCATTGGTATAGAAGATGTAGCCCGCGTGGGCGCCGTTGCTGTAGTAGCGTCGGCGGAACAGCGTCGCAGCCTCATTGAGCAGCAGAGCCTGCAGGCCGCCGAGATAGTCCGGGATCCCGTAGATGTTCTGCTCGACGTCGTAGTCCTTGATGTGGACGATCTCGTCCTGGTCGTACTCCTCCTCCTCACCGTTCTGCAGCAACTGAACAAAGCCACCATCCACCTTTACCCGCATGTTGATCGCCGGCAGGTGCTCCAGCTCCAGGACTTGCCCCAGGAAGTTTTCGTGCGCCAGGAAATACGCCTCTCCGAACACCATGTAGTCCAGGGCGGCGCAGCTCATTGTGTGAGCGCTGCAACCTTCCGACGCGATGAACTCACGCAGCAGCAAGTTGCGCTTGAATTTGGGAATGGCGCCGTGGTGCGCGTTGGCCCGCAGCAGCTTGGCCAGGCCGGCGCGGGATACCGGCGGCTTGTACAGGCGCCCGTCGTCGGTTGGAAAGATGCCCAGGTACTCGCCTATGTTGGACGTCAGCACCTGTTCTGGCTCCCCGAACGTGAACACCCGCGTGGGCTGCTGTGCCTGGCGCTGGTTGGCTTGGGTTTTTCTCTGTCGTCTGGGCATGGCTGTCGCTCGAAAGGTAACGGCTTCTGCGCCGCTTGTTGGTATTCAGAGGTTCGTTGTGCAGGGCGTGCATTACGGCCCATGCGATATCGGCGTGGCCGGTAGCCTCGGTTCTGGAGGCGCTGAAAGTGATCTGCCCGCCGCCGGTGGTGCCGCGCTTGATGGTCAGGAAGGCCTGTGCGATATCGGTCCAGCCGGCGTCCCACTCGATACGGCCTGCGCGGATAACGTCCTGGGCCTTGAGCACCAAGGTCGTTTTCGTTTCCAGGCTGTAGTGAATCCGTTGCGCACGCGGATAGAAGTCGCAAACCACGTCGTACACACCGATGCCGACGCCGGTGGTATCGATACCGATGTGTTGGACATTGAAGCGCTCGGTCAGCTTCTTGATTTGTGCCGCCTGGTACGTGAACGACTGCCCACGCCAGCTGTATTTCTCCAAGATCCGGAAATTGCCTCCCGGATCCGCCGGCGGAGCGACAACTACGCAGGTGGCGTCGTCGCGTGTACGGCTTGGGTCGTAGCCGATCCAGACAGGGTTGTTGCCGAATGGTCGATCCGCGTCCTGGTCGTAGTCGTCCCACAGCATCAAGTCGGAGTAGCAACCTTCCAGATCCTTTAAGCCGAACGCGCTCTGCGTGCTGTCGATGAATTTGCAGTAGAACAGCTGCTGGAACTTGTCCTCATCGTACTCCAGCTCCAGTTGGGCTACGTCGAACAGGTCGCAGCCGCCGGCGATGGCGTCGTCCAAGGTGATCGTCTTGCGCCACTGACCGTCCGGGCAGAGCGCGCCCTGGGTGTATGCGGCCTCCGATGGCCACTCGCCGGCGGCCTTTTTGCGGCGCTTGTCGTTGCGGAAGGTCTCCCCTGTCCAGAACGGATACGCCTGGTGGCTGACTGCGCTGGGCGTGGAGAAGTAGGTCTTGCGCCATTTCTTGTGCGTGCCCATGGCGCTGGCCACGGTGCTCAGCTTCTCGAAGTCGCGGATCCAGAAGTATTCGTCCACATAGACATGCCCGTGGTAGCCCTGGGCCGTGCTGCTATTGGTCGAGAGGAAACGCAGCTCGGCGCCGTTGCTGAGGATGATCGGATTGCCGGTCAGCTCGATGCCGAACCATTTCTGGGCGAATTGGATGATGTAGCTGCGGAAAATCTCGGATTGGGCGCGGCTGGCCGACAGGAACACCTGGTTGTCCCCAGTCAGCACGGCATCCATGAATGCCTCGCCCGCGAAGTAGTAGGTCAGACCGACCTGCCGACTTTTGAGGATGTTGCGCAGCCTGCAGGTCAGCGGATTCTGTTTCGCCGCGAATAGCTCCTGCTGGTACCGGTACATTTTGGAAATGAACTGGTCGAGGAAGTCCACCTCGGTCAGGCCGCTGATGTCGTTCTTAGCGGGTTTCTCCCGCTTTTTCCCGCCGCCACCACGCCGCTCTCGGCGCTGGCCTTGGTCCCTATCGTCCTGCTCCCGCGCCGGCTCGCTCGCCGCCGGTGCTGGTGCGGCTGGCTTGCTCGCCTGCTTAATCAGCTTTTCCCGCACAGCAGTCAGCCGGTCCAGCTCGTCCAGATCGCCCTTCGTCAGCGTGTCCTGTTTTTCGCAGATGAGCGTGATCCGCCGGCTGATCGCTGTCAGCGGCTCCTCATCGGTCAACATCTCGTCCCAGCTGCCTTGGCGGATCCAGTAATAGATGATCCGCACGTTCGGCAGCTTCAGCTGAGACTGGATTTCCTTCACCGAGGCACGGCGCAGGTAAAGCCGCTTCGCGGCCTCTTTGACTTCGATCGAGTAGTTCATGGGGCGGAGTCTATGCGCCGAAACAGCCCCAAACGCGGTGTAAAAGTGAGCGAAATTCCTATAATTAACGAATAGGAATTCTGCTCAAGCAAACCGATTGGCCGGTGCAGATCGGCTCCCTATCGTGGCGCTCATCGACCCCCACCGAGCGCTTCAAACGATGCCCAGATCCCTTGTCTCCTACTGGAAACGCGTAGCTGTCAGCGGCCCGACCGCAGACGGTCGCGAAATCACAGTCCAGGAGCTGCGCGACTGTGCGGACACCTACAAGTTGTCCCGCTACACCGCTGTGATCTGGAGTGAGCACGAACGCTGGCCAGGCTCCCACGGCACCGTCTTTGCCGTACGCCTCCTGGACGAGAACGACGATCCAGAGCTGGAGCCTGGCCAGGTGGCCCTGGAAGCCCAGTTGAAGCCAAACGACAAGCTGCTGAGCCTGAACGACCAGGGCGAGAAGTTGTTCACCAGCGTGGAAATCACCCCAAATTTCGCTAACAGCGGGCGCCATTACCTCACCGGTCTGGCAGTCACCGACTCCCCTGCCAGCCTGGGCACCCAGGAGCTGTATTTCTCTCGGGGCCGCCGCAAGGGCCATCGCTACCACAAATCCTCCTACTTCTGCTCCGCCGTGGAACTGGGCGGGCTGCGCGATGGTGGCCAGCAACAAAGCGAGCTGCGCCGCGTGCTCTCCGCTTTGACCGGCCTGTTCAAGAGCTTCGCTGATACCACCACCCCCTCACCCGACGAGACCAAACCGATGGATGAAGCAACAGCCAAGGCGCTCAAGGCGCTGTATGACCAATTCGTGATCCTACTGGCCGGCCTGCAGGCTGTTCTGGAGCCTGTGGTTGAAGACGTCGATGACGCCGACAACAAGGAACAAGTCGACGCCGTGGGCGCTGCCGTCCAAGACGTGGTGGACGAAGCGGACGAAAACCGCGAGTTCAACCGCAAGGGCGGCAAAGGCAGCAAGGGCAAGGACGAGGTCAAGGAACTCAGCGCCCGCGTCGAGGAGTTGACCCAGACCATGACCCAGATGTTCAACTCGGCCCAGAACCGTCGCCAGGTCAAACGCACCACTGGCGCAGCTGGTGAGAAGAAACGCGGCGGGGGTCTGCGCTAATGGGCGCCCTGTCGAAACGCGCTGCAGCGGAGTATCTGCAGCTCCAGGACGATCTGGCCGAGGCGTACAGCATCGATGACGCCACCCGCACCTTTGCCGTGGAACCGACCCACGCCCAGGAACTGAACGACCAGATCACCGAGCGCGTGGACTTCCTGGGTCGGATCAACGTGATCGGCGTGACCGAGATCAAGGGCGAGAAGGTCCTGCTGGGCCTGAGCGGCCCAGCGACCAGCCGCACCGACACCGACTTGAACGATCGCGAGCCGCGCCACCTGCTCGATCTGCAGAACAACGTCTACGAGCTGTTCCACACCGAAACAGATGTGGCGTTGAAATTCGCCACCATCGATGCCTGGGCCAAATTCCCCGAGTTCGCCCGCAAGTACCTGGAGGCCGTGCAGAAACGCATCGCCCTGGACCGCATCCTGATCGGCTGGAACGGTACCCACGTCGCCAAGCAGACCAACATCACCAACTACCCGCTGCTCCAGGATGTGAACAAGGGCTGGCTGCAGATCGCGCGTGAGCAGATCCCCGAGCAGGTTCTGAAACCCGCTGATCCAGCCGTCAAGATCAAGATCGGCAAGGGCGGCGACTACGAAAACCTCGACGCTGCGGTGCACGACGTCAAGCAGATGATCGACCCGGTGTTCCGCGACGAGGGCGACCTGATCGCCATCATCGGTTCGGATCTGCTGGCCCACGACAAGGGCAAGCTTTACGCCGCACAGGGGCAGACCCCGACCGAGAAAGAGCGCATTGAAAATGCCCAGGTGATCGAGACCTACGGCGGCCTGCCCTCTTTCCTGGTCCCGTTCTTCCCAGCCAAGGGCATCCTGGTTACCTCCTGGGACAACCTCTCGATCTACTTCCAGGACTCCAGCTGGCGTCGCCATCTGCATGAAAACCCGAAGCGCTCTCGCGTCGAGGACTACAACGGTCGTAACGAAGGTTACGTGATCGAGCAGTTGGGTAAGTTCGCCTACCTGGAATCCGACGGGGTGGAAACCGTATGAGCCTCGCACTAGCGCACAAACGCCGTGTGCTGGAGCAAGGCACCGCTGCAGTGGCCCAGGTCGCCGCTGCAGCGGCCCTGCCGTATTCCCCAGGCGAGGCCCTGAGCAGCCCGGCGAATGCTCGCAAGCACCTCAAGCTGATGGAGGCCAGCCTGGACGAGGATCTGATTCGCCTGAAGGCGATCCCGAGCCTGGCCGGCAAGCAGGACCTCAAGCGTACCGAACTGCTGCCCAAGTACCAGGAATACATCCAGCGCTACATCGAGTCTGGCCAGGTCATGCAGAACCGCGTCCTGGTGCAGGTGATGGTCTGGCTGTTCGACACCACCCAGTTCGAAGACGCGCTGGAACTGGCCGAGATCGCGATGGCGCAGGGGCAGCTGATGCCGGAGCGCTTCAAGCGCCGCGACATCCAGACCTTTGTCGCTGATGCCGTGGGCGACTGGGCCTATGCCGAGTACGACGCTGGCCGCAGCCCCGAGCCTTACCTGTCAGATCTGCTGCCGCGTGTGGATGGCGAATGGAACCTGCCGGAACAGATCCCGAGCAAGTTCCACAAGCTGATCGGCATGCGTGCCATGGATGGCGAGCTGTGGGCTGTAGCCCTGAAGCACCTGGAGCGTGCCACCGAGCTGTACCCGAAGGCGGGCTGCAGCACGCGCATTGAGAAGTGCCGCCGAGCGCTGTCACGTCAGGAAGCCGCCGCCGGCGTTACCGAATAACCGACTACCCCCCCAGCGGGAACCCGTGAAGCGGAGTCGGCCATTTATGGCCAGCCCCCGCCGAAACGGTGTCTCCCGCCCTTTTCGAGTGGCCAGCAATGAGCTTTTCAGGGAAACCCACCACGGTCGTAGAACAGACCATCGAGAACAACGGCTTCTGGCCGGACCTCTCAATGGCTGAATACCAGAAGGCTTACCGCCTGCCGGGTGAGTACCTGAGCGAGGTGCTAGTCACTCAACTTGAACTTGCTATGGGCGAGGTCAACCAGGATCTGCGCAAGCTGAAGCTCAGCTGGCAGGACATCGGCATCAAGCAGGTGGCCACCGCTGACCCATTGCTCCTCGAGGAGCGTGCATACAAGGTCAAACTTTACAAGCGCGCCGTGTACTGCCGCGCCAAGGCCACGGCCCTGACCGACTTCGCCACAGTCACCCGTCGCGAAGTAGCCGAGAACACCGGCAAGGAAGCGCCCGAGCGCGCTGACACCTACCTGGCATTCAGCCAACAAGCCGTGCGTGCCCTGCAGGGCCGTAGCCGCATCACGGCGGTGCTGCTGTGATCCAGCTGAAAGCCCTGACTGCCTACCTGCTCGACCGGCAGCTGGTTGCCGCTGAGCAACTGGATGCGTGGACCGAGCAGGTCGATTTGCAGCTGGTCTGGAAGGAAACCGAGAAGGGCCTGCAGATGGGCAACATGCGCTATCGCGCCGTGTTCAGCCTGGAGCGCTTCCAGGACCATCCAGGGCGCCTGATGGGGCTGGTGGGCAGCTGGCTGGCAACCCATGACCCTGACCGCCACCGGTTCGATCTGCCGGCGCCGGAATTCGCCATTGAGCCGGTGGACACCGGCAATGATCTGTTCGATGTGGAACTGGTCCTTGAGTTTGTCGAGCCGCAGTACCTGGTTGAGGATCCTGAAGGCGAGTTTCAGGCATTTGGAACCACTTGGTCCTTGGCACCGTTCGATCTATGGGTAGCCGAGAAAGGCGAGGTGGCCGGCCATGGCGCGTAGCCTGTTCGAGTTGGATGCCCGGGGTGTGCTCGGCATTCGCGAGCAGTTGGCCCTCCTGCAACTGCCCCCACGCTTGCGCAAACGTCTGCTCAATAACGTATCCAAGCGCGTGCGCACCATGAGTCGCCAGCGGATCCGCAGCCAGCAGAACCTGGACGGTTCCCCCTTCGCCCCCCGCAAGAAGACCGAGCCAGGCCAGAAGAAGATGGAGGCCGGTCTGGGCAAGCTCCTGCAGGTCACCGCCCTGACGCCTGACCAGGCAACTTTGGGCTGGAAGAACGGCTTGACCAGTTGGGTGGCCGCGCAGCAGCACAACGGCGGCACCGAGCGGCGCACCGCTCAGCAAATGCGCCGCTGGAACCGCGTCCCCGAAGGGGCCATGTCCACCCCGAAACAGGCCAAGCGCCTGCGCCGCTTGGGTTTCCGCGTGCGCCAATCTGGCAAGAAGCGACTCTCACGGCCCCCGGTCGCCTGGATCCTGGAGCATGTCAGCTACATGCAGGCGGGCGTCCTGATCCGTGTCCTGGACGAAGAGCGCGGCGAGACCACCGGCGCCGACAGCTGGGACATCACGCTGCCCAAACGGCAGTTCCTCGGCGTCAACCACACCCAGGAAACCACCGCCCTGGTCAGCCAAGTCTTGCAACAAATCATCAATTCACCCCGTTAACGAGGCACTACATGGCACTCGGAAAAGTCAGCGTCAACAACCTCAACCTGGGCCAGGGTGATGTGGCCGAGGTGGAGCGCTACTTCCTTTTCATTGGCCCCGCCAGCAAGAACGTCGGCAAGCTGATCCCACTGAACACCGACAGCGATCTGGACAACGACTTGGGCGTTGCTGACAGCGATCTCAAGACCCAGGTTATCGCTGCTCGTGCCAATGGTGGCGATCGTTGGGCCTGCATGGCTGCGCCGATCGGCCCCGAGGGCGAATGGGCTACCGCCCTGGAAGCCGCACAGCAGCAGGGCTATTCCGTCGAAGGTGTGGTCATTACCCAGCCGGTAACCGCCGGCTCGGAACTAGAGGCCATGCACGCCGCAGTAAAACAATTGGGCGCCCAATACGGGCGCCGCATGTTCGTGCTAGCCGCGACTGCTGGTATCAAACCAGGCGTTCTTTGGTCCGAATACCTGCTGGAGCAACTGCCGATCATCGCAGGCATCGCCGCGCCCCGGGTGGTGGTGGTGCCTCAGCTTCACGGCAATGACCTGGGCGTGCTGGCCGGTCGACTGGCCAACGCGGCCTGGAGCATTGCGGATACCCCGATGCGCGTGGCCAGCGGTGCCCTGATTGGCCTGGGCAGCACTCCCAAGGACAGCGAAGGCATCCCACTGCCCTCGGCCATCCGCGCCGAGCTGGACAAGGGCCGTTTCTCTGTCTCGCAGACCTATCCCGATTACGAGGGCGTGTACTGGGGCGATGCCAACATGCTCGACACCGCCGGCAGCGACTACCAGGTGCTCGAAAACCTGCGCGTGGTTGACAAGGCCGCCCGTCAGATCCGCCCGCTGCTGATTCGCCGTATCGGTGATCGTCGCCTGAATAACAGCGCAAACAGCATGGCGGTGAACACCACCGCCCTGATGGCTCCGCTGCGCAAGATGGCCAAGTCCACCTTGTTCGCCGGCGAGGTTTTCCCAGGCGAGATTCAGCCGCCGAAGGATGGCGACCTGGTCATCAGCTGGAAGAGCCGCACCCAGGTTGAGGTGTTCCTCAAAGTCCGCCCCCTCAACTGCCCCAAGGACATCACCGCCAACATCGCGTTGGACCTTTCCCAGGACGACGAGGAGTAACCGTCTATGTCCCGAATCAGCGGCATGAACTTCGACATCAACGTGGGTGACCTCAAGATCCACGTAGAGACCGCCACCCTCGACATCACCGACAACAGCGCCGCTGTGCAGACCGGTGGCGTACCGGACGGCTGGGTTGATGGCGACGTGTCGGCCAGCGGCGAGCTGGAGCTGGACTCCGCCAACTTCAACTTGCTGATCGAGGCCGCCCGGAAAGCAGGCAGTTTCCGTCGCCTGGAGCCTTTCGACTCGCTCTTCTACGCCAAGACCCCAACCGATGAGGTGCGTGTGGAGGCCTTCGGCTGCAAGCCGAAGATTTCTAGCCTGCTCAACATCGACTCCAAGGGCGGCGAGAAGACCAAGCACAAGGTGCCATTTGACGTCACCAGCCCGGACTTCATCCACATCAATGGCGTGCCGTACCTCGACGCTGAAGAAATCGAGGGCCTGCGCTGATGACTTGCCCGTTCGACCGTGCCCAGGCCCTGGAGCAGCGACAGCGTGACCAGGCGATTGGTGCCGCCCTGGCCCAGGCTCGGGGGCGGTCGACGGGCCCCAGCCTCACCCACTGCGAAGACTGCGACAACGAGATCCCCGAGGCGCGACGCGCTCTCGGTGGGATGACCCGTTGCGTCCCGTGCCAGTCCTTTTTTGAGAAAGGTGTTCAGCGATGAGCGCGAATCAGGCCGCCCAGGACACTGCCATTGCCGTGGCAAAAGCGGCACCCGCGATCGGCGTGGCCGCTACTGGTGTAACCGGCGCCGTCGATTGGTCGGCGGTCGCCTACATGCTGACCGCTCTCTACATGGTGCTGCAGATCCTTCTGCTGGTCCCCAAGTACCGTCAGATGTTGCGCGACTGGAGGATAAAGCCATGAGCCTGCGCAACAAGATCCTGACGGGATCGATTGCTCTGGTGCTGAGCAGCAGCACCCTGATGACGTTCCTGGGCAAGTGGGAAGGCGAAGGTCAGAACGTTGTCTATCCCGACAAACTGGCCCGTGGCCTGCCGACCGTGTGCAAAGGAATCACTCGACACACCAGCCCATACCCCGTGGTTGTGGGCGACTATTGGTCGCCGGCGCGCTGCGCTGAGGTGGAGCAGATGGTGGTCGAGAAGGGCCAGTTGGGCCTGGCCGACTGCCTGACCAATGACAAGATCAGCCAGAACACGTTCGACGCGCTGAGCAGCCACGGGCATCACTTTGGCACCCCGTCCACCTGCGCAAGCCGCGCCCTGGTGCTCATCAATGCGGGCCGTATCCAGGAAGGATGCCGGGCACTGGCCTGGGGGCCTGCTGGTCGCCCCGTGTGGGCCTACATCACTGACGCGAACGGCAACAAGGTGTTCGTCCGTGGCCTGCACAACCGCCAGCTCGACGAAGCGAGGTTGTGCGCCTCATGACCATTTCCCCGATCCGCGCCCTCCTGGTCCTGCTGGTCGTTGGCCTTGCCGTCTGGTTCGCCTTTGACCAGGTCCTGGAGCAACGCAACAGCGCTCGATCAGAGCGCGACAGTGCCCAGCAGGAGGCCTCTGGCCTGCGTGAAGCCGTACGAATCAGCGGCGAGCGCTTGGCCACGGCTGCAGCCAATGACCTCAAGCACACCCAGGGACTTTCCAATGACCTCAAGAGCAACCAGGCACTGCGTGATTCCGTTGGTGCTGGCGATCAGCGGCTGCGCGTTCAAGCAACCTGCCCCGCCACCGACGTGCGGGCCAACTCCGGCGCCGCCGGCGTGGTTGATGCAAGACCCGCCGAACTCTCGCCAGACGCTCGATCGGATTATTTCACCCTCCTCGATCAGCTCGCCCTCAGTAAGCGAATGATCCTCGGGCTGCAGGACCACATCCGCAGCTTTTGCCCCACTCAACCCAATACCTCTGGAGCACCACAATGACCGACCGCGCTGAAATCACCCTGGAAATCGGTGGCGAAGACTTCGACTTCGTCATGGATACCGCCCTGATCACCAAGTACATCAACGGCCTCAGCCAATCCAACAAAGTCAGCCCGTCTCACAACCTGCTGATGAACGCCGTGGTCCAGGACCAGAAGGCCAAGCTGAAGCCGTTGCTGAGCCACCCGAGCACCACCCTGGAAATCGCTGGCGCCTTGGTCGAGGAGTTCTCGCCGAAGGTTGAAGTCATCGTAAAAAAGCGCTCGAGCACGCTGACCGCCTGAAGGAAGGCGGCCTGAGCCAGCTCCTGGTTCTGGCTGAGCGCTGGCTACCTGGTGCACCGCCCACGGCAGAGGTCATGGGCACTGCCAAGTGGCTGGAGGACGAGCACTGGCGGCGAATGGAGATCGCCATAGCCAACGGCATTTCACAAGCATTCAACGGAAGCTGACCACCCCATGAGCGCGAACAACGCATCGAGCCGCCTGGATTTCATCCTGGCGCTGACCGACAAGGTCACCGCGCCATTGGCCAAGGTGACTGCCGGTTTCAACGACCTGGCCGAGAAAAGCGAAGCCAACATCAAGCAGCTCGGCACCGGTGTGGCCGGTCTGTGGGGTTCGCTGACTGGCATCGAAGCCTCGCTGGAGCCTGCCCTGCAGGTGAACCGTGCTCTGGGGGATGTTCGTTCGCTTGGCGTGGCCGAGGATGCCTTGAGCGCGCTCAACGCCAAGGCCCTCGACTTTTCCGTCTCCTACGGCGAAAGCGCCGAATCCTTCGTGGCTTCGGCCTACAAGATCGAAGGCGCCATCAAAGGCCTGGCCGGCGAGCAGCTGGCCACCTTTACCAACACCAGCAGCGTGCTGGCCAAGGCCACCAAGACCGACCAGGACGTGATGAGCGAATACGTCGGCACGCTCTACAACCTTCAGAAACAGCAGGCCGATGCCATGGGCAAAAGCCAATGGGTCGAAAAGTTGGGCGGCCAGACCGCCCTCGCTGTGCAGCTGTTCCGCACCAGTGGCGAGCAGATGAAGGAAGGCTTCAAGGAGGCCGGCGCGATCGCCACGGCGTCGGGAATCGACCTGGCCGAGCAAATGGCGGTGATCGGCAGCCTCAGCAGCACCATGGAAGGCGGTGACGCCGGCGGACGCTACAAGGCGTTCTTCGAGAACATCGGCAACGCCTCGGAGAAGCTGGGGATCAAGTTCACTGACACCAACGGCAAGGTCATGCCGATGCTGGACATCTTGGCCAAGCTGCAGGGCAAGTTCGGTGATCTGCGCAACGCCGCCGCCAACGCCAAGCTGGTCGAGGCCTTCGGCGGTGAAGGCGCCCAGGTGATCGGCGCGCTGGCCCAGGACACAGGCCGTCTCAAGAACGGCATGGACCAGCTGGGCAAAGTCCGCGGGCTCGAGCAGGCCGAGAAGATGGCGCAGGCCATGGTGGACCCGTGGCAGCAGTTCGGCCAAGCGGTCCAGTCCTTGCGCATCGCCTTTGGTCAGGCCTTGATCCCGATGTTGCAGCCGCTGATGACGCGCCTGGTCGAGGTCGGCAAGACCCTGACCCGCTGGACCCAACTGTTCCCGAACGTCACCCGCGTGCTCGGCATCGCCACGCTGGCGGTGCTGGGCATTACTGCAGCGCTCAGCGCCCTGACCATCATGGTCGGCCTGAGCCGTATGGCCATGGTCGGACTCAATGTGGTCTGGACCCTGCTCACCTGGACAGGCTGGCGTAGCATCGCCATGTTTGTCGCGCACTCAATCCAGTGCGTACTGCTGGTGGCCCGTGTTTTGGCAATGATCGCCGTTTTGGGCCTGGCCAAGGGCGCGATGCTGCTCTGGCAGGGCGCAATCTGGCTGGTCAATGCGGCGATGATGGCCAACCCCGTGCTTCTGGTCGTTGTTGGCATTGTGGCGCTGGTCGCGGCTGTGACTGCCGCCATTGTCTACTGGGACCAGTTGTCGGCAGCGATCATGAACACTGCCGCATTCCAATGGGTCAGCGAGCAGCTGCAGAAGCTCAGTGCTTGGTTCAGCTCCATGGGCGGCTGGTCTGGCATGGCCAAGGCAGCATGGGATGGCATCGTCGCGATCTTCCAGAAGGCGATCAGCAGCCTGGTCGACATGCTCAACAAGATCCCGGGCGTGAACATCGAAACCAGCTTTGGCGACCTGCCGGCGGTACCGGCGGTGCCCGAGATTCCGGGACAGACCATGCCGATCGGCGTTATGCCGGTACCGGGCCCACAGCTGCCACTGCCCTCGGCCAAGGCCTTGGTGCAGGTCCAGCCAGCTGCGCCCATGGTTACGCCACTGCCTGCCGCAGCAGTTCCGCCGGCGCCGGTGGCCAAGGTCATCGAGCAGCAGCCCAAACCACACCTGCAGCTGGTACCTCCCAGCGTGGTGGCCCTCCCTGCGCAACCTGCAGCACCGGTACCCACCGTGCCTGCCGCCCCCGTCTCGAAGCTGGTACCGCCGGTACCGGCACCGGTGGCCACGCTGCAGGAGCGCATTCCGGCACAGCCTGAAGGCCTTGCCCCAGTGCTCAAGGCCCTGGAGCAGCAGCCCAAGGTCCAGGTGCAAGCCGTCGAGTCAGTCGACCAGGTCGATCGGAGCCGTGAGCGCTTGGGCCAGGTGGCGCCCAGCGTATCGCCCACTCGCCCGATGTCTGTGCCTCAGGGCGGCCTGCTGAGCCAGATCCAGAACACCACACAGAGCCAGGACCGCCGGATGCATGTGGAGAAGGTCGAGATACATAACAGTAAGCCAATGACCCAACACGAGCTGGAAAACATGCTCGATATGGCGGTGGGCTGATGGGCGAATACATCGATCTGTTCATCCAGGGCAATGACCTGGTACTGGACCCCTCTCGGCAACCGGATCTCATCGAGGACCGGGCCAGCATCGCCCAGGACATCGGCCACATGATCCGCGACAGCGGCTTGCTGGTGACCCTTGTGGCCGAGCGCAGCCGGCAGCGCCAGGCCGACTGCATCCTGCAGCTCGAACTGCTGGTTGAAGAGGATGAACGCCTCGTACCAGGTACCGCGCGGATTCGGCAGGACCGCCCAGGTGTGTACCTGGTTACGGCCAAGACCCTGAAATTCGGTGACATCGAGGTACACCTGTGAGCGACGTAGATTTCCGCCAGGCGCTTACTGACGCCGGTATTCCAACGACCGAGACGGCACTGCGTCAGACCTGGGAGGCTGAGGTCAGCGCTCAGGGCAGCAAGCTGAGCAATACCAGCGCCTATTCGCCATTTTGGCGACTGGTCACCGCGCTGGTGACTTCACCGGTGTTGTGGTTGATCGGCTTTGTCAGCGACACCGTGCTGCCGAACTTCTTCGTGAAGACGGCGACAGGTACCTGGTTGGAAATGCTGGCCTGGGCAGTGGATATCGAGCGCAAAGGAGCGACCAAGGCCAAGGGTGTGTTGCTGTTCACCCGCGAGAACACCGCCGGTGAGCTGGAAATGCCAGCGGGTGTGGTGGTGCAGTCTGCAGCGATCAACGGCCACGTTTATCAACTGGTGACCACTGAAACCGCTGTTTTCGCGGATGGCCAGTTACAAAAGGTGGTACCAGCGGAAGCCCGGGAGGTTGGCAGTGGTTACAACCTGGCCCCGGGTTACTACGCGATCTTGGTCGAGCCGATCCCCGGTATCGCCCAGGTGGTGAATGCTGATGACTGGATGACCGAGCCCGGGTCTGACGCCGAGCCTGACGACCAGCTCCGTCTGCGTGTACGCAACCAGTTCAGCGCGGTCAACCAGTGGCACACCGACGCGGTGTATCGCGCCATGATCGCTGCCTTCCCGGGCGTGCGCCCCGATGGCGTGTACTTCGAGCACGGCGCGCCACGCGGGCCAGGTAGTGCCAATGCCTATGTGCTGTTCGAGGCGAACGTGCCTGCGGCCACCTACCTGGAACAGATCAACGCGCATATCCGCGACGGCGGCAACCATGGCCACGGTGATGACCTGATTGTCTTTGTCATGCCAGAAACCCTGCATGACGTGACGATGACCTACTGGCCGGTGGCCAACCTGAGCACGGAACGGCGCGAAGCCCTGCAGGCCAACATCGACCAGTTTGTCCGCGCTGCGTTCCGGGAAAGCACTCTGAGCGATTACCAGCCGACACTGACGCTGCCGCAATCGCGCTTTTCCTTCAGCCGCTTGGGCGAGGAGCTGCACCAGCAATTTCCCGACATCCAGTCCCTGCGCTTCGATAACGAAGACATCGTGTCGCAACTGCAGATCCCGCGCCTCAACTCGCTGACGGTGGTGTCGGCATGATCCAGTTGAAATTGCCGTTCTGGCTGAGTGGGCCGGAGCTGACGAAGCTGAAGTCCTCGGCGCAGGCCTGGTGGGGGAAAGTCGAGGAGTGGATGCAGTGGCCACTGCTGCAGGCGGACGCTGAAACCTGCCACCTGACCATCTTGGACCTGCTGGCCTGGCAGCGCGACATCACGCGCTTCGACGGTGAGCCCGAGAGCTTGTACCGCCTGCGCGTGAAGTACGCCTTTATCAACTCGGTGGATGCCGGCAGCACGGCGGGCCTGAAGCGCATTCTGCGCCGCCTCGGCGTGGGCTATGTCGAGATCGAGGAGCGGATGCCCGAGCGTGACTGGGATGTGGTCCTGCTCACGCTATCGGACTCACAGCTCTCGGAGAACCCCGAGTTGCTGCGTGTCCTCATCCAGCAGTACGGGCGCACCTGCCGCCGCTACGACTTCGTGACGGTCACCCCGTTGACCATGCGCACTTTCATTGCCGACTTCAACGACGACCAGCAAACCGTCGTCGCCAGCCTGTAGGAGCCACTGTGGCAAGAATTACCCTCGCCGGCGAAAGCCTGATTGCCCAGAAGCAGGGCGCCCAAGAAGCCTTAGTGGTCGCCAAGTTCATCTTTGCGAACGTGCCAGGGCTCAACCCCAACGACCCGGTAGACCGCGCCGCCGCCAAGCCGCCGGCCAACCAGATCGTCTACACCTACGCTATTCCGCCGGGCAACAGCGGCTACGTGAACCCCAACCAGGTGGTTTACAGCGCCCAGCTGGGTAGTGATATCGGTGACTTCGACTGGAACTGGATGGGCCTGGAGACAGCCGAGGGTGTGCTGTTCGCCGTGGCCTACATGCCCGTGCAGCAGAAGCGCAAGAACATTCCACCACTGCAGCTTGGCAACAACGTCACCCGCAACGTCTTGGTGGAGTACGACGGCGCCCAGGAGACCACCGGGATCACCATTGACGCCCAGACCTGGCAACACGACTTCACCGTACGCCTGGCCGGCATCGATGAGCGTGAGCGGCTGAGCAACCGCGACATATTCGGGCGCGCCTGTTTCTTCGACAGTGGCCTACAGGTAGAAAAGGTCGGTACCAACTACCAGATCAAGCCCGGGCTCGCTTACGTCGAGGGTGTGCGCGTGAGCGTGCCGGCAGCTTTGGCCGTGCCGTCGGCAGCGTTCCCGACTACGGTCTGGCTCGATGTGGTTCTGGAGCGGCAGTTGAACGACGTGGTGGCCCGCTGGAGCATCAGTTGCGCCGCCGCCAAGCCCGACTACAAGGACGCGGTGGGCGTACAACACTATTGCATCGCCCTGGCCGACCTGACCACGTCAGCCATCACCGATCGGCGTCCGGTCGAGGCCATCACCGGGCCGTTGGTGCAGCACTTCGCCGCCAAGGTTGGCACGTATGCGCAGTTGCGCGCCCAGGCCACCACCAAGGGCGACGTGGGCCTAGACCAGATCCCGAACGCCATCAGCGACGACCCCAGCAGCAACAGCAGCGCCATCCTGGCGACCACCAAGATGGTCCAGACGGTACGCGGTCTCCTGCAAACGGCGATCGACAACATCCTGTCGGGCGCCTCGATTGTCGGCAAGGCGGCCAAGTTGGCCACCGCACGCACCATCAGCCTGACGGGTGGTGCAACGGGTAGCGGTTCCTTCGATGGCTCTACTGATCTGGCGATCAATGTCACCGTCAACCCTGCTTCTCATACTCACACCATCGCGCAGACCAGTGGCCTGCAGGCGGCGCTTGATGCCAAGCTGCCCTTGGCCGGCGGTACCGTGACTGGAGCCACAGCTTTTCACCAAGGGATCCACGGTGGCTATGGTGGAGGAAATGGAGGGACCGTTGATTGGGGGGCGAACATCTGGGGAATGGGGCCGACCTACGACGGGAACGGTGCCGGGGCTGAATACACGATTTCGCCCTACCACTATGGTCTTTCGTGGCTTCGGGCATCCCACCCTGACGCAACCGCCCAGATTGGTGAAGGCGTCTATGTCACCCAGAACGCGGTGATCAAAGGCGGGATAGGCCACTACGGGATTTGGACCGCCGGTGTGTTCTATGGCAACGGTGCCGGCATCACCAGCTTGAACGCCAGCAATCTGTCCTCTGGCATCCTTCCCGATGCTCGCCTGTCCGGCACCTACACGGGCGTGAACATCACCGGTAACGCAGCCACCGCCACGAAGTGGGCCACTCCCAGGACCGTCACTTTTACCGGTGGTGCGACGGGCAGTGTCTCACTGGATGGTTCTGCCAACGTGAGCGTTTCTCTAGCCGTTCAGCCGTCTGCGCACACGCACACCACTGCACAGATAACCGGACTAGACGCGGATCTGCTTGAAGCAGCACCACCAGGCCAGGTCGCCGCCTTTGCCCGGGCAACCGCTCCAGCTGGCTGGCTCAAGGCGAACGGCGCTGCCGTTTCCCGTACGGCTTATGCCCAGCTCTTTGCCGCTATTGGTACCCAGTTTGGCGCCGGTGATGGCAGCTCGACTTTCAACCTGCCGGACATGCGGGGCGAGTTCATCCGTGGCCTGGCCGATGGACGCAACCTCGATCTCGGGCGCGTGCTGGGTTCGGTGCAGGAAAGCCAGAACCTGTCGCATGACCACGGAGCCAGCGTTGCATCGGCTGGGGCTCACACCCATGCGGTGTCGGGTACTGCTGCAAGTGCCGGCTCACACACCCACAACACGAAAGGCGCGAGCGGTACCGGTGCAACCAACGCCTTCGCATACCAGGACGTTGGCAGTGTGGTTAAAGCAACCGACGCGGCAGGGGATCACACCCACACCGTATCGGGTACCGCTGCCAGCGCTGGGGCCCACACACACACCGTCACCATCGCGGCAGACGGCGGCAACGAGGCGCGCCCGCGCAACGTGGCACTTCTGTATTGCATCAAGATCTGAGGCCGGCATGACCAACAAGACCGTATTTCAAACTGATGGCCGTGGCATCTATGTCGGTACCACTCATGCGGATCCATCCCCGCTGGAGCCAGGCGCGTGGCTGATTCCAGGTGGATGCGTTGAGGTCGCACCGCCAGAAATCCCCGAACACAAGGCCGCCTATTGGAACGGTGCCGCGTGGGAGTTGGTGAACTACTACCAGGGCCTGATCGTTTACAGCATCGTCACCGGCGAGCCACTGGAACTGAGCGGCATTCAGACCATTCCCTCTGGCTACACCGTTAAACAGCCAGGCCCCGACCAGGTCTGGAAGAGCGGTGAATGGGTGGACGATACCGCCGCGATCCTCGCCAAGCTCTACCAGGAGAAGCTGACGGAGATCAGCCGAGGCTGTTCCGAGTACATCGAAGGCGGATTCGACTCGACTGCCCTGGGCGAGCCACACGCCTACCCCAGCGCCTTGGAAGACCAGGTCAACCTGACCGGCCTGATTTTCAGTGGTCTGGATGGTGCTTACCCCTGCACCGGTGCCAGTGGCGAGCGCCAGTACCTGCCGCACACCGCCGAGCAACTGAACCTGGTGAACAAAGATTTGGTGCGCTTCAAACAGGCCGCGCTTCAGCATGCTGACCAGCTCAAGCGCGACCTGTCGCAGGCGCTGCAGGACAAGAAACTGAAAGCTATGCGGGCGATCACCTGGACGGTACCGGCATGAACTGGTCGCCGGTGAAAATGCGCTGGCCGACTCAGGCCACTCAGTGGATGAGCCAGCTAGAGGACGCCCAGCAGATGGCTGGCAGCGAGCTGGCGAGCACGGGCGCACGCCTTCTAGGCCTGCAGGACATCGCCAATACCAGCCCTGGGCCGGTTGGCGCCGCCGCCCAGGGCGTGATCGAGGCCGGTCGCCAAGCGCTGGCCGAGCAGTTGAACGACCCGCCGGCATGCCTGGTTGTAACTCCATTCCAGAGCGGTATCGGGCAGGGGCGGGGCTACCAGCGCTTCCTGTCAGCACCCAACCTGCTGCAGGCGCTGGTCAGCAAACTCACTGATTCAACGGACCCAGGACGCCCACAGGGCGAGCTTTATGCCTTGTGCGTACTGTTCCTTGCCACTCGTTACGACCACCTCTCCGCCAACCTTGCCCGCTTCAATGCCCTGATGCCGGTGCCCGAGCTGGTGCGCGCAGAGCGTCGAGCCGGCCACCTGGCCAAGTTGGAGAGCGAGAAGTGGGAGATGCCCCAGGCTGGGCCGCTACCTCGCTGGCAGGCGCTGCCCCTGGAGCGCTGCACCGTGGTGAAGGCCGCCCAGCAATCCATGGCTGGCCAGATCGCCGTGCTGGAGGGCTATGCCGCTGACAGTTCGCCCATGGCGGATCTCGTCGGCCTGGCCACCCGCAAGGCGTCTCAACAGCTCGACCGCAACCAGGCCCTGGCTGACCTTCGTCAACTCCTTGAGGACAGTGCGGGAGATACCAGTATCCGTGCCCGCATGGTCGGACCTGGAGGCGTTGCGGATCTGCGCCATGCTTTGCTCGAAGGCGAGAACCCCGGTCATGAGTGGGTGACCTGTGCCGGCGTACTCCTGGTGGGCTCGAAAACGGGCCTGAGCTTTGTCCAGGAGCTGGTTGGCCTATGACCCAGTTGCTTTTGGACGGTGAAGAGATCCGCTGCAAGGCGCTCAAGATCACCGCAAACCTGCGGATCGAGGCCGACGACCTGTCGGGGCAGACCAGCAACACCGAGACCGCCCACAAGGGTTTCAAGCCGAAGACCCTCACTGTCACGCTGACCATTCCCTATGTGGACCACCAGTGGCTGCGCGATCTGATGCGCCTGGCCGAGGCCACCGAGGATGGTGGCCAGCTCAAGACATACCGCGTCGTGAACGACACGGCAGCGGCCTTCGGTATGCGGCAAGTGCAATTCTCGGAAGGTGTCAGCGCCCGGGAAGACGACATTCTCAAGTGCTGGCGGGTGCAGTTCAGCCTGGCTGAGAAGAAGTCGAACCCCGAGAAGGTCGAGAAGCGTCGGCCAAAAAATGGGGTCCAGTCCCAGTCGGGAACAGGCTCAGCGGTGGGCGGTGCCAGCGGCGCCGGGGGGGGATCGGGCACTGGTCAGGAACTGACCGGCTTCGAGGCCACCCTGAAAAAAGTGGATGACTGGCTGGGGGGCACATCGTGAAACTTCACCAGGTGGTTTCTGTCGGCGGCCAGGCCTTGGACTTGGTGAGTGCCGATGTGCGGCTAGAGCTGCGCACCCCAGGCCGTGCCACGTTCACCGTGCAAGCCAGCACCCCGCTCAAGGGTCTGGTGACCTTCGATGTTGGGTACAACGACAAGCCGCTGCAGCGCCACTTTATCGGCTATGTGGAGCGCAGCACCTCGGCCAACACCAAGCACCAGGTGCTGTTCTGCCGCGAAATGGCCTCAGTGCTGGCCAAGCCGCTGCCGATGAATCTACGCCATGTGGATCTGCGCGCTGTGCTCGAGGAGGTGAGTCTGCAGACGGGGCTCCGTTTCCGTGTCCCCGATCGGCCCTACGCGACAACCCGGGCGCCATTTTTCTACAGCCTGGCCACCGGTTACCAAGCAATGGAAAGCCTAGGCCGGGTGTTCAACATCCCCGACTTCATCTGGCAGCAGCAGGGTGATGGCGAGGTGTTCGTGGGCAGTTGGGCTGACAGCTACTTTGGCGTTCGCCCCGCGCTGCAGCTGCCGATCGAGCTATTCGACGGCTACCAAGGAAACCACAGCGCTATGATCGCGGCCCTGCCCGGGCTGAGACCAGGTGCATCGATCAACCAGGGTGAGCGAGTGACCCACGTCGCGCTCTCCGGCAACCAGATGGCCATCCGATGGAAGACGCAATCCGCCGCGCAGTAGAGCGCCAATTCCCCGAGATCACCGGGGGCTACCACCTGCCACGCTTCGGACGCGTCGTCGCGGTACCAGATGCGCCGGCGGCGCCTGGGATGTGTGACGACTTTCGCCCGAGGTTCGGCGTCGATGTACAGATCCTGCTGCCGGACGGTGAGCCGGACCCGGCTCTGCCAGTGTTCAACAGCTTGCCGCTGCCGGCGCCGATGGGCGGCCAGGAGGCCGGCATGTTTGGTTTTCCAGAGGAGGGCACCACGGTGGTGGTGTCGTTTGCCTACGGCTTGCCACACAAGCCCTTTATCCAGCAGATCCTGCCGCACGGCCTAAGCCTGCCCCGGGTACCGAAAGGCGACCAGGTGTGGCAGCACAGCGAGGCCTGCCAACAGCGCGTAGACGCGGACGGCAACTGGCTGCGCCAGACGGACGGCAAGATCCAGGACAAGGCGATCGAGCGGGAAGTGGAGTCGCTGACCAACACTGAGCGCTACCAGAGCCATACCAGGGAGGTGGATGACCACTCGACCGAGTCAGTGGGAGGGGTCAAGAAGATCGAGGCTTTGGGAGCCCTCAAGTTGCTTTCGGGTGGATCGGCCAGCCTGGCCTCGGTCGATGATCTGCACCAAGCCACGGGCCGCGACCTGAACCTGGTGGTGGGCCAGAAGCTCAACACCACGGTAGGCGGTGATATGCAGGAGCAGATCCAGGGGCTGCGCCGGAGCGTGTCTCAGGTCAGTCAGCGCCTGCAGGCGCCAAAGACCTGGTTGGGTTCTGAGGGGGTCAATGTGCTGCAGGTGCTGTGTGATTTGATCGATATCGTGGAAAAAATGAATGCCCAGATCGCTACGCATGTTCATGGCCCAAGCCCCCAACCCAATAATGCTGCCTTTTTTACAGGTGCTGAGACCGAAGCTATGTCTTTAAATACAATGCTGCGGCCTGTAATAATGTAAATGCCCCGTCATTTTGGCGGGTTTCTTGCGTGAAACGTCATTCGTCAGGGTTGGCGTTAAACAAAATTGAATCTTCCTCAAGGTCTAATAGTTTCATGAGGTATTTGTCGGTGAAGTCGATCGTGGGGCAATGGCCTTTGTAGTCATTTGCTTGCTTTCGGAGTTCCAGTGAAACCCCGCTGTCTTTTATGGAGTCTGCGCGACTGTATGTCCTATAAATTGACTTCATGTCTAATACGTCTAGACGATAACCTCCCTCGTCAGTTTTGCTTAGCTCTCCGCTGAGAACGCAAAGAGATATAAAGCACATTTCGCCCAATGTCAGGATGAATGGAACTATGCATTCCGCGCTATCAACCTCGTGTCCTTTCAACTTGAATGTGATGGTGAGATTTCCTGCTGTATAAGGCTCATTGATGATAGTGTGGTAGCTCCATATTTTATGTCTTTTTCTTAGTAATTCGCTTGGAGATAAATGTAAGTCGTCATAATGCTCAAAGGTGTGCTGGATGCTTTGAGCGTACTTCAACATTCGTATTGCGTGATCAAAGTCTCCTTGGAAGCCTTCTCCATTCAATTTTGCGATCAGTGGTTTCTCTTTTATTAAAATTTCCATGTCCACATCCTTAGGGGATTGGAGCATTTTAATAAGTTGGTAAAATTTGAGTAACTCTATTGCTGCACAGGGCGTATCTTCGCTTTCGTGGAACCAAAAGCGAAAACTCTTCAAGTTATGCCCTATATCAATTGTAAATCTTGCAGCGCGTAGACGAATGATTTTGTACTCTTCAGGAACCCAATCCCCAAGAGCAGCTTTATAAACCTCTACACACCACTCGCTCCGCGAGCCAGTTTTTCTGTTTTTGAATGTTATATGAGCGCGCTCGTCTGGAGCCACCGGGGCCATAGACAACAATGCGGTGTCGGCCCTTATGTCAAGTGCTTCTTCAGTAATGCCAAATCTAGTCAGGAATGATCTAACCTCCCTTATCTCAACCTGTGATGGGTCCCCTACGGCCATTTTGACTAGCTGCTGAAGATCATTTGCATTAACTGTGAAATTTACGCTGAATGCTCCTTGGGTGTAACCGGCTGTCTTGAGGAACTCCTGTTTTTTCATTACATAGGTTCCTTGTGAGTTACCTATGCATTTAGCTATTGCTGACTTCAAGCCTTCGCCATTTAATGGCTGAATTAGTGTTGCATCCTTGAAGCTCATGCTCATGGTCTTGAGATGAAGCTTTACTTTTTTGTTTCTTGCTGTTTCGCTACGAATCCGTTTTAGGATTTTTTCGCACTGAGCATTGTCGATATGAAGTAAGTAGGCTGATTGCGGTGCGTCTCCGCCTGCATAATCAATCATGATGTAAAACGACGGCAGCGTTGTGGTGGCCATCGCACGCAAATTGGACAACTCAATAGGCAGATTTCTCACTCCGCCGTCAGTCGTTTTTACTTGAACTTTGCATTCATAATGTGACTCATGAAGCCCTTCGGCACTGGTTAAGTCAAAGTCGCCCGGAATTTCAAAGAAAAGATCCCAGCCATAGCGATCAATCCCTGCCTTGTTGACGGTTACTCCAGCCAATGAGCACCACTCTTGGACCTTGGCCTCCCCCGCATTTCCTACATCTCTCATGCCATCTCCTTAGCATTGTGCTGAGAGCGCAGCATATCCAAAAACGCGGCTGCGGAAAAAAACTGTGCAGAAAATCACTTATCCCCCTCCCGCCGACGCGCTCCGCGTCGCGAAATAGTGCAAAGGCCCGCCCGGGTGCAGGCTAGCCCCGGAGCAGGCACGGCGCGGGCTGCGTACAGGACAAGCGCATTGCACGCTGTGCAGAGAATTGAAGGTCTGTGCAGCCCGGTACAGTTGGATGTGTCCACAATGTGTCCACATCGAAATCGAAAACCCTTCCCCAATAAGATCGGATATTCAATAAAATCAGGTGTATAAGAGGTTTTCCCAATGAGCACGGGTGTTTTTTTCGGGCTCATAATCCTTTGGTCCACGGTTCGAGTCCGTGTGGGCCCACCAACCTTGAAGCCGCGTATTACGCGGCTTTCGGCTTTTTGGGTTTGTGGCAGCCGGATCAGTCCTATGGTCCGAAGGTACAAATTAGGTACAGTGCGGCTTCGCTTGCACGCCTTTGGAGTCCTTCAGATGGCCACAATCGTCAAAACCCCTGCCGGCACCTGGAAGGCCGTTATCCGCAAGACCGGATGGCCGACCAACGCAAAAACCTTCCGCACCAAACGCGACGCAGAAGATTGGTCACGACGCACCGAGGATGAAATGGTGCGGGGTGTCTATATCCAGCGCAGCGGGTCCGAGCGACTGACACTCGAAAATGCGCTGCAGCGATATCTGCGTGAGGTCAGCCCTACCAAAAAGCCCACCACGCAGAAGGCTGAGGCAACCAAGGCTCAGCAGTTGATCAAGCACCTGGGCAAATACTCGCTGGCGGCTCTGTCATCCGAGGTAATCGCCAATTATCGCGATACACGCCTGGGCTCCCTGACCAACCGCGGCCTACCCACCAGCAATAACACCGTGCGGCTAGAGCTTGCCCTCCTCAGCCATCTATTCACTGTCGCAATTCAGGAATGGGGACTTGGCCTTACCTTTAACCCCGTGCTCAACATTCGAAAACCGAGCCCCGGTGAAGGTCGTAACAGGCGCCTGATGGCTGACGAAGAAAAGCGTCTTATGGCTGCTGTGGGCAAGCACAGCAATCCAATGCTGGGCTGGATCGTCCAAATAGCCTTGGCAACAGGTATGCGTGCATCGGAAATTGCAGGCCTGCGGCGATCACAAGTGGACGTCCAAAAACGGATCGTCCGGCTGTCGGATACAAAAAATGATACTGCCCGCACCGTTCCGTTGACAAAGCTCGCTACCGAAATTTTCCGCGCAGCCTTGGCGAACCCCGTGCGGCCAATTGACTGCGATCTGGTTTTTTTCGGTGAGCCTGGCCGTGATAGAAAGCGTCGCCCCTATGCGTTCACCAAAATCTGGGGCGCCATCAAGAAAAAGGCTGGCGTGCCGGACTTCCGTTTTCACGATCTGCGGCACGAAGCCGTGAGTAGACTGGTTGAGGGCGGTCTTTCAGATCAAGAAGTCTCGGCAATCAGCGGGCATAAATCGATGCAGATGCTCAAACGTTATACTCACTTAAGAGCAGAGGATCTTGTATATAAGCTCGACCGCCTCGAAAAGATATAACAGGGTTATTGTTTTCCAGCTTGTTGTCAGTTTGTTTTCTCTTTGTTGTCGCCTTGTTTTCCAATACGTTTTCTCAAACGCTTCAGCAAGGCGAAATCTTCTGATTGGTGACAGCCAAGACCAAAAGCACCATCTTTACTGTCACCAAACTTCCTTGATAGCTTCGATCCGTACTTACAAACGCACGCTAATTTACGTAAGCACGGAGAAGCAAATGACTGCCGAAGAATATCTGCTGGACCGCTTCGGTCCTCTGATGAGCATGGCTCAGGTGGCCAGCCTGCTGGATAGATCACCGGACGGCTTTAGAGTCGCGATGTACACCGATTCAGACCTATCACGGAAACTAAAACCGACGGTGGTTCGGGTTGGACGTCGAGTATTTTTCCGCACAATTCAAGTGAACGACGCACTAGGTCTAGATGGGAATCATGGATGA